ACGTAACGGAAACAGGAATAGTAGCAACTGACAGTATTAATGTAGAAAGAATTGATTATAATATATATGATTTTAATTTATTTCAAAATTTAGAGAAAAAGCAGTTAATTTTTGGATATCATTGTAAGAAACTCCATCAGGTTTGGTGGAGTTTTGTTTCTAAAGAAGCAAGTGAAAAAGATAAAATTCTTTATTATGATTATCTTAATAAAAATTGGGGAATTTTGAATTTAAACATAAATATAATTGGGGACGCAATAAAAAAAGAAAATGCAAAAACATGGGACGAGATTGAACAAACATGGAATGAAATTGAGCAAATATGGGACGAAAACACAACTAGTTTAGAAGAAGATGTAATGATTTTAGGAGATAAAAGTGGAAAAATTTATAGGCTAAATGGATATAGCGACGATGTTAACGATATAACAATGGAATTGGAAACTATACAAGTAAATCCGTTTGCAGTTGAAGGCAAAAAAGCTAGATTGGGTTGGGTAGATATTTTGGTAGATAGTGTGGATACATTTATTGTTGTAGATTTTTTTATAGATTATAATACAACTCCTTTTTTATCACGGGAGGTCAATCTAAACGGTGAAGGGGAAAAATGGGTAAGGGTTCAATGTGGTGTAACTGCGGAATTTCATAAAATACGAATAAGAAATACTTCAAAAAAAGCAATAAAATTTTATGCCATAATATATTATTTTAAACCTGTAAGAAGCAGGACAAGATGAGTCAACTTAAAAAAGTCGAAAAACCTCTTGTTGAATTGTCACAATTAAAAGATGTCAAGATTGCATATAATTATTTTGATATAAGGGTAACGAGAGCGGATAAAGCTGATTATGCTGACATAGCAAAAAGTTTGGTTGGACACGAAGATGAGAAGATTGATGTATCTAATTTTATGCTTAAATCTGAATATGATCCAGATAACGATAAGAAGGTAGAGAGAGCAAAAGATGCTGATCATGCTGGTGTGGCAGATAGATTAAAGGATATGAGCAATATAATGTTTAAGTCTGAATACGATAAAGATAAAGATGGGAAGGTAGATAAAGCTCAATTTGCTGATGAGGCCAGACACGCCAATATTGCTGACAAATTAAGTGATATGTCTGATATTATGTTAAAGTCTCAATATGATCAAAACAACGACGGGATTGTAGATAATTCAAAAAGATGGGATAAATCTAAGAAATATGTATCTCCTAATGAACCTAACTCTGCTGTTGGTAGAGATGGTGATTTTTGGTTTCAATATGAATGCTTATAGGAAACTACAGTGGGTAGGGGAATATTTACTAAGCAGAATAATCAGTGGTGTTCTGTAAAAAATATTTGGACTAAACATAATGGAGTATGGTGTTCAGTTAAAAAAGTATATACTAAAGTAAATGGGCAATGGTGCTTGTGCTTTCCGTCTGGTGGTTTTTGTAGTTATAACCTCTCTGAATTTCTACGTGATTTTACTATAGGCTATTCAGGAGGACTGACACCAACTGAAAGTCCTAGTTGTTTAATCTTTCATCAGCAAATGCACAATGATTATGAAACTACAAATATTGAAGTTTTTGATTCTAGTGGAAACTACATAAAAACAGCATGTGAATCTACTGGCTGGCCACAATGTGTTAGAAAGATAGGAGATAGAATTTGGTTTAGTTACACGGGGGCTGAATATGCTGGATTCTATTCTATTCCTTGGGATGAAACTCTACAAATCTATCCTGCTACAGCACGGGATGAGGTAATTATAGATTATAATTGGGATGTAAAACAATCTCCTGATGGGAAAATTTTTATTTGCGGTGCTGAAGGAATGAGTGGAGGACATAAAATTAGTTATGTAGATGGAAACAATACAATTCCAATTATAGAAATAGGCGGAAATTCATGTGGATTTGATTTTGATAATGAGGGAAATTTGTGGGCTGGGGAATATGTTTTAGGATTCTCTCCATCTATGCACATAGAACCCTGTCGTGTTGGCATGTGGACAAAAGAAGCTATAGATAGTGCTTTGGCAGGAGCAACACTTGATTGGAGTGATGCCTCAGTTGTTATTGGGCTTGGGGCATTAACTATTGAAGACCAGTCCTGTAATTGGGGGCCTAATGATATAGCAGTTGATTCACAAGGAAATGTTTACGTATCTATGAATACTTACTCTTCTTGGGATAGTTCCTCAGAATATGGCCGTATAGTAAAATATTATCCTGATGGAGAAGGTGGTTACGTTATGGATGTGATTTGGGAAGCAGAACAACGTATCAATAAATGGGACTGGGTGAGGACTTTAGCTATAGACGGTTCAAACTTATTAACACACTTGGACATGACCCGAGGTAAAGATATTGACCGCTGTGAGGTGATTCAAATTTAAGGAGGCTTTATGCCCTTCATCGGAGATTTGGTCGTAAAACAACTGCCTGTAAAGGTCGTTAGAAAGCAATTTCTTTGGTTCTTCTCATGCAAAAAGACAGTTTTGGAGTGGCAAATCTATGAAGATCTAACCTACAGGGACGACAAACTAGGCATCATAGTCACGGTCGTAAAAGGTGCGGCGACGGACTTTGCTTCAATCCCTCGTCCTTTTTGGCCTATCCTTCCGCCAGTCGGTCGCTACTCTAAGGCAGCCGTAGTCCATGACTACTGCTACCGTAATGGCCTCTTCGACAGGCAAACGGCTGACCTTCTTTTTCTCCATGCAATGGAGGAGCTTGGGGTAGCTAAATGGAAGAGACTCGTTATGTATAACGCTGTGAGAGTTTTTGGTTTTAGCGCATATAGAGGGCTTATATGATTTTGTTTATGTCAAATAGCGGAGAATGTTTACCGATAGCTTATAGAATGCAGAAGGAAGGCACGGAAGTTAAGGTATATTTACATAATCTCAAATACAGAAAAAATTATGATAATATTCTCCCAAAGGTAGGGTTGAAAGATTTAAAACGTGCCGTCAAAAAAGCGGAGCTTATTATTTTTGATATCACCAGGGTTAATGAGAAAACTCGTCAAGATATTGCCTTACTTAAGATGTTTGGAGCGTCTAAAAATTCTCCAACGGTTTTTGGCCCTGTTGCAGACGAAATGAAGGCGATGGGGAAAAAGGTCATCGGTGCATCTACATGGACTGAAAAAATAGAGATGGACAGGAAGTTGGGAAGTGATATAGCTAAAAAGACAGGCTTAAAAGACCCTGAGTCGGTAGAATTTTCCTCGTTAAAAGAAGGGGTAAAGTTTTTAAAGACGGAAGGGCGTAAAGATTTATGGGTGTTTAAACCAGAGAATAATCTTGACCTTGATATGACTTATGTTGAAAAGTTTCATGGTGAGCTAGCTGATAAGATCGCTAATGAATACCGTCAGAGATTAGGAACAGATAAAATAGAATTTATTTTACAAAAGAGGATGGAAGGGATTGAGATTTCAACTGAGATGTGGTTTAATGGTAAAGATGCTGTCCACTTTAATCACACGATAGAAGACAAGCGGTTAATGAATTTCAATTTAGGACCTGCAATTGGTAGCCAGAGCAATACGGTCTGGATTAAAAAAGATGAGAATGGGTTGCTGGTTAAGGAGCTTAAAAGGCTTATCCCTTATCTTAAGAGAGCAAATTATGTTGGTCCCATTGATATAAACGCTATTATTAGCAAAAAAGACCATAAACCTTATTTTTTGGAGTTCTCGCCTCGCTTTGGGTATGATGCTATATATTGCTTTTTGACGTTTATCAAAGGCAGTTTGACGGACTTCTTTCTAAATGGATTCCAAACTGAATTCTATGGCGGCTTTGCAAGTTCACAAAGGGTAACGATTCCACCCTTTCCTTATGCGGATAAAGAATTACTTGACGCTATGGCAAAGGATATTTTAATAAAAAATAAACTGGAAGATTTTTGGATGGAAGATGTTTACATGGATGATAAAGGCAATATCCGATGCGCAGGGTCTGATGGGATTATTGGAGTAGTAGCGGAGCGGGGCAATAGTTTAGGCGGGTCTGTTGGGAATGTGTATAGAAAAATTGATAAATTAAAGATTGCTTCCTATATCCAATACCGAACCGATTTGGGTAAAAGAAGCAGCAAAGCTCTAAAAACCTTTAAAGAGTGGGGGATTACAGTTTTATGAGTAAGTTACGTTGGGTAAGGGCTAAAACTTTTTTAAAGATACCGCCACATCTTTTTAAGATTAAGGGCGTTAATATAAGAGTAGACAGGGTTTATGCTTTTGACCATATAGCGCAAGACCCTTATAACTTATTGTTTTTGCTAGAAGATAAAAAGGGTAAGGTTAAAGGTTTTTGCTGGGCAATAATCAATCCCCTTGATAACGTCCTTCACGTAAATATTTTATCCGTTGAGAAAGATCTTTACAATAAAGGGATTGTCAAACAGGTTCATGATATGTTAAAAAAAATCAAAGACAAGCTGGAGCTGGACAAAATTGAATGGCGGACGACAAGGCCAAATGCTTTTAAAAAGTTGCTTGGAGCAAAGGTTTCAGCAACGATAATGGAGGTCTAATATGGGTGGTGTTAAAGATTTTCTCTTTGGCAGCAAGCAAAAAGTAAAAACTAAAAAGACGGAAGTATTGACTCCAGGGCAGATGGAGTTGTTGGATGAGTTGACCAATCTGCTCAAAGGGCAATTAGGTCAAGGCGTTGAACCTTATCCAGGGCAATTAGTCCCTGGGGCCTCTGAAATACAACAGCAGTTATTTGAGATGTTAATGCCGTCTGGTGGTGCGGTTGGTGGGCTTACAAAGCAAGGAGCCGATTATATCTCTCAGTTAATGCAGCAGCAATTTAATCCTGAAGAGGCGCAGGATTATTGGCAACGGGCGTATGTAAAACCAGCGCAAAGGACATGGGAGGAGACGGTAGTTCCAGAAGTGATGGAGCGCTATGCAGGGCAAAACGCCCTTGATAGCGGCGCAGCAAGACGAGCATTAGCAAAAAGCTGGGGCGATGTCCAGAGCCAATTAAATGCTGAGCTTGCTAAAATACTTTGGGGTGAAAAGCAAAGCCTAACACAAAGGCAGGATACAGCATCTCAATTAGGATTAAACTTATTGCCACAAGTGATAGGTATGGGCGAGGAGCAGAGAGGTATAACGCAGGAGATGTTGCAAGAGCCGTATCAGAAGTGGCAAATGAGCCAGCCTTGGGCGAATCCATGGTTACAATATCTCCCAACAACACTAGGAACGAACCCTTACCAAGTTAATACTTACACGACAGGCGGCGGTGGCGGTTTATTGGGCGGATTAATGCCATCATTAGGGCGTGCAGGTATGGGCGCCACTTTAGGTCACTTTATTCCAGGGATGGGTGCTGCAAAGGGTGCTTTGCTGGCTTTACTGTAAAAATAATGCCCTTTTAAGGCGCTTTAAAATTAAAACAGGTATTATAACCTATAAAGTTAAATAAACGGTGTTTAAAAAGCCATTATTAAATTTTGACAATTATTTTAATATTTTAAAGGAGCAAAAAAATGTATATAGGGCATTTGCCTGATAGATGGTCTCAGTTGGGGCAATTATTAGGCACTGGGATGTCGCAAGGGCTACAAAGTTTTAGGCAGAACTGGGCGAAAGAGACAGCGCTTAATAAATTGCAAGAAGTTTTGGGCGCTGGCAAGCCAGTTACATCGCAGCAGTTAGTAAAAACGTTGGCGCAGATAAATGACCCTATGGCGAAACTATATGCTCTCCAGATGTTTAAACAAGCGTCAGGGATAACAGATCCTTCAAAGCAGTGGTTAAAGATGGGTCCTGGTGATATATATTATAATATAGCGACGGGGACAATGGTAAAGGCGCCTAGTAAGCCAATGAAAGTCAGTGAGGGGGAAACAGTTATTGACCCTGATACAGGTAAGTCAATTTATAAAGGTAAAAGGCATCTTACCAAAAATGATGTTATAACTATAATTGACCAAAAAACTGGACGTCAATTATTAGTTCCATATAATAGTGCTGTAAGGTTACAAAAGAAAAATCCTGACAGATATGTATTGCCTCAAAAAGTAACTTTAACAAAGACGTTATCTGATGGAAGGATAAGAGAGGTTGATGTTCCTTTTGGTTCTAAGATGTATTATAAATTTATAAAACAGGGCTTTGAATTAGGGGATATTAAAGGAACTCCTGAAATGAAAGCATCAGAGGCGCTTAAGAGAATCTCTCAAATAAAAAAGGCGATGGCAACGTTGGAAAAAACTGACATAGTAACGGCGTCTTTAGCTGCGGTCAATCCAGCGTTAAAGGATATGGTAGGGCAGAAAATGAATCCTGCTTTAAAAAAGCAATTAATTAAGCAATGGAATACTGAAATTGCTTATTTAAATAGATTTATTCCAGAAGGGTATCAAGGCGAGTCAATAGAGGACGAAACGTCGTTAGAGCCTAGTCCTGACCCTAGTCCCGCACCCGCAGCAGAGAATTATTATAGAAAGTATTTTCTAGGGAGATAATAATGCTTTTATTGCAAAAAGTATTAGAGGATAGAGATCCTGCTTTTAAAAGTTTGACTCCGCAGGAAAAGAGCCAAGTTATTGTCCAGTTAGCGAACCAGCCAAGTAAATTGTTTCAAGTTTTACGGGATAGAGACCCAGACTTTAAAAACTTATCTTTTGAGGAGAAAAAACAGGTATGGGAGCGGTTATTAAATGACGTCAAGCAGAAGCAAGGAACGGATCTTTTAAAGAGTGAATTAGCTATCAAACAAGACACGCAAGGGATAGAAGAGCCACCTAATATTTTTACAATGGGGAAAAAGGCGGGTAAAGCGCTATCAAACGTTGAGCATGCTGCTAGGGGACTTGCTGAAACGGGTGCGTCCTTTGGGACTAGCACGGTTGCTTTCCCTGTTAGTGGCTTAGGGATGTTATATCACTTGGGGAAAGCTTTTGCTACAAAGGGGAAAATAGACGATGAGGACTTAAGAGCAGCGGAAGAGTTTGGCAATAAGATAGCATCTTATTTACAGTATCAGCCACAAACAGAATATGGCAAAATTTATAATGAATATCTTAGCAAGGTAATGTCTATTCCGCATGAAGCCGTTGTGGCCGCTGGTAACAAATTGGTAGAGAGAGGGTGGCATCCAGCACTTGTGACGGCTTTAACGACTCCAGCGGAACTTGCTGCTTATGGGGTCTTGTTTAAAGGGTTAGAAAAACCTTTTGAAAGACCTGCAGTGCCAGAGATTAAAGCACCTAAAGATTTCTTAAAACCAGCAGAAGAGCCAAAAACAGCGCCTAAAGAACCAGAACCAGAAGTGCCTAAAGAACCCACCGAACCAACAGAGCCAGAAGTAAAGCCTGAGCCTGAAACACCAAAACCAGAAGTAAAACCAGAACCAAAGACAGAGCCAGCGCCAGAATCGGTAGAAACAGGCAAAAAACCTGAACGTGAACCCTGGCAGATGACCCTTGAGGAGTATAAAAAAGAATATTTTAAACCTGGGAGTGCTTATAATGAAGAGGCGCAGGAAACTTGGAGAACTTGGCAAAAACAAAAGTTGCAGGGCATAAGAGGGAAAAATGAAGAGCCACCTTATGGTATTAAGGATTTTAAAGATTTAGTAGATAAGATGGCAAGGGATTTTCATAAATATGAAGTGGATATGGCTTTAACGAAACAAGAGCCTGTTCTAGAAACCGTCTTAAAAGATTATCCTGATTTGCAAAAAAAATATAATATAAAATTAAAGCCAAAATCTGAAATTAAAACATCAGAACCTGAACCAACACCTGAAGTAGAGCTACCTAAAGAAACGCAAGCTAATGAAATACGAGAAGGAGAACGAGGATTAGGTCCAAAAGAAGTTTGGGAGATGACGGCGGATGACTATGCTGAGAAAGTAGGTGCGGTTACCCCTGTTGAGCGCTCTATGGCTAGGCAAGAATGGAAGGATAAAGTTTGGGACGCCTACAGAGAAGGCAAATTTTACCTTAGCGCTGCAACTGATGACGTTATAAGAGTTATAGAAAAACGAGAAGGACTTTATGATTATGAGCCAGAAAGTTATGCACAAGAATATCAGCCGCCAGATAAAGAAGACTATTCTCATGCTTATTATCAGGAGGGTCTTAATGAAGTAAAAAAACAAATGTTAGAGAATTATGAAAGAGTTCGCAATGTTTTATATGATTATGGTATAAATTCTAAAGACCTTACGTCTCATGCTGGGCAGCCTGGGCTGCAGATGATTAGAAGTAAATTTGGTTTTAAGGCAGTCAAAAAGAAAGGCTTACCTTTAGACGAGTTAGGTCAAAGAATACAGGGAGTGGCGCCTGAGTTGCTGCCTGAAAATCCAGACGCTAATGATGTGTATAACCTGCTGGATGAGCTTCCAGCAAAAAGGGATATCCAAAACTATACGGGGAGAGTAAAATATCGTGTAGACAAAGAGGAAGAGGCAGAACCAGCTAAAAGTAGTATTGAATTTAATCCTATCCCAAAAGGCAAGCGCAGGTCTGCTATTATAAAACTTCTATCCAAAAAGCTAGATGTTCCCATCCGTATTGGTAAATTTAGGACCAACAAAGGGAAAATACGTGGGATTTATAAGCCTACCGAGAAGGTTATCCGTCTCGCCAAAGCTAATGATATTGAAACTCTTTCTCACGAAATAGGGCATCACATCCAAAAGTTGTTAGGGTTTCCTGATGCCCTGCCTGATGAGGTGCGCAAACTTGCTTATGAGGGGGCAGATGACCTTGACTCAGAAGGCTTTGCAGAATTTGTAAGGTATTATATAACAAAGCCAGGTAAGGTCAAAAAAGAAGCACCAAATTTTTACGCTGAATTTGAGAGACGTTTGGAGATGTTTCCTGATGTCCAAGATGTTTTGGATAAGGCAAGAGAGGCATGGCACATATGGCAACAATCGCCAGCAGTAGCCAGGATTGATTCTTTTATCGTAAGGGGTGGCAAAAAGAAGCCATTACTTACAAAGGAAAAATTAAACCAAATTTATACGCAAGTAAAAGATGACCTACATCCCTTGCAGGTTCTTAAGAAAGAAGCCGAGAAAAGGGCAGGGCGCAAATTGTTTTCTTTTGAAGATCCGTATGTATTAGCTCGTCTAACACGAGGCTGGGCAAGGAAAGCCGAGCAATTCTTAAAGTATAGAACTTTCCAATATGATTTTGAGACAGGCGTAAAATTTACGGGTAAGAGCTTAAAAGACATTCTTAAACCTGTTGCAAAAAGAGGTGAGCTGTCTTTATTGGAAGATTATTTAATCGCCAAAAGAGCCATAAATGATGAGCGTATTCTTAAAGGGTTTAAGGGCATTATTGCTAAGAAAGATTTTGAGACTGTTGTTGAGCAATTAGAGCCTAAATTTAAAGATGTTGCAGAAGAGCTTTATAAATACTCTGACGAGTTATTAAGATATCTGGTAGACAGTGGCAGGATAAGTGAAGACGTTGCCAAAATGATTAAAGAAAAAAATTTGTTTTACGTGCCTTTTTATCGGGTGATGGACTATGAGCCTCCAGTGGGCGGTTTAAGTAGTAAGAAGTTTACTAACTTATTCAATCCTATAAAAAGGTTAAAGGGGTCTTCCAGGGATATTTATAGCCCATTAGAAAGCCTAATATACAATACTTATACGATGATTAATATTGCGGAGAGGAACAGAATAGGGCATGCGTTAAATGAGATTGCAAAAATCCCTGGAATGGGTAAGTTTATTGAGCGTGTTCCTTTTAGAATGAAACCTGTTAAGATGACCAAAGCGGAAGCTTTAAAGGCAATAGTAAAAGATTTACCAGAAGAAGAGCGGAAAATATTTTTAAAAGAGTTAAAAGACCTGCCTAAAGAAGAGCTTAATAAACTGGTAACAACATTTAGACCACATATAAAAGCAGGACCAAACGAGGCTATATTTTACGTAAACGGCAAGCCTGTCTTATTTGAACTTGACCCAGAATTGGCGAGGTCGCTTAATAATGTTGATGCTGCCAATACCAGTGTATTAATAAAAATTTTAAGTTATCCTGCTCAATGGTTAAGGGCGGGTGCGACTACATTTTCTCCTGAGTTTGGTTTAAGAAACCCTGCCAGAGACCAGTTGACCGCTTTTTTACAGACTAAATATGGTTTTAAACCAGGGATAGACTTCTTAAGGGGTCTATTCCATATGATAAAAAAGGATGAGCTATGGCAAAAGTTTAACGCTAGTGGTGCTGCACACAGTGCGCTAGTTTCCCTTGATAGAGATTACCTATCCCATAACCTTAAAGAGTTAATAGGTGGCGCTAAGATAAAAGGGATGGTAAAGAACCCTTTAAAACTCATCCAAGCTCTGTCGGAATATACAGAAGAGGCGACGAGAGTTGGTGAATTTGCTAGAGCGCTAAAGAAAGAGAAAGGTCATTATGAAGGTCTTTTACGGGCGGGCATGGCAGGCAGAGAAATAACGATGGATTTTGCAAGACAAGGTGGGACGGCTGCTAGATATTTGAATGCTATCAGTGCCTTTTGGAATGCAAGGATGGAAGGTATTGACAAAATGGTAAGGACATTCAGAGAGCAGCCTTTAAAAACTTCCAGCAAAGCCTTTTTAGGGATAACATTACCATCTATATTGCTTTGGTATATCAATAAAGACGATCCGTATTATCAGGAACTCCCTGAATGGCGTAAAGTATTATTCTGGAATATTGTTTTACACAATGACGATGGGACATTAAAAACCATTATCTCCCTTCCAAAACCTTTTGAATACGGTCTCCTTTTTGGGTCTATTCCTGAATCTGCTTTGGATTGGATATATCGGGATGACCCTGATAATATGAAGGAGACGGCATCTCAAATAGCACAAGCGCTGAAACTTGTGCCTCTTCCAACGGCAACAGTTCCTATAATTGAGTGGTGGGCAAATAAGAGTATGTTTTTTGATAGACCTATAGTCCCTCGGGATAAAGAGGTGTTAGAGCCAGTTTTACAATATGGGACACATACATCTGAGACGGTAAAATTGGTTGCGAAGATTATGGATAAGGTTCCAGGGCTAAAAGAAGTAGCAAGTCCCGCCAAAATTGAAAATCTTCTTCATGGTTACTTTGCTGGTGGTGGTTCCTTAGCATTAAAAGCTGGAGACGAATTAATTAAACATTTTGGGATTGTAGATACTCCACCAGACCCAAAAATGACCTTGGCGGATATCCCTGGAATAAAGGCATTTATAACTCGCTTTCCATCTGCCAACACAAAATCAATTGAAGATTTTTATAAAAAATATAACGAATTAAATAGAAAATGGGAGAGCGCCAAAGAAAAAGCAGGGATAAGAGGTTATGAGATAAAAACTGCAACTCCACCAAATCTGTTATATTATCGCAAAGTAGCAAAAACTTTGAGCACATTAAGAAAGCAGTCGGATATAATTTATAATAGCAAAAATATATCTCCAGAGGAAAAGCGTGAGATGCTTGATAATATTTATTTAAGCATGATAAACGTTGCTAGGGCTGCTTTAGGTAAAAAAGAAATTAAATAAAGGGGGATATTATGGAGATGTGTTCACTTCATGAAAAATTAGAGAATAAAATAGATGATATCTTTGAAAGATTAAGCAATAGGAAAAGCGCTGACGATGTTCAAGATGAACGCCTCAATAGGATAGAGGGCGCCATTCAACGTATTGAGAAAAAAACAGATTGCCTTAAAAAACAAATTTCTCAAGTCTCAGTAAAGGTTGGCATTATTATGGGTGTATTTTCTACAATTATCGCTATTTTACAGGTTTTGCCTGTTATAAAAACCATATTAAAATAAGAAAAGGGGGGATAATAATGATAACTGCATTACCAAAAGATGCTCATAGAGAAACTATCCAGGCTGGGTCAAGGATTTTTATTTTTAATGTCTCAGTTACAGCCAACACGTGGGCAGCAATAACGTTGCCAGAGGGGATAGACAGCAAAAACATTTTGATAAGAAATAGGAACAATATGAGTTATAAGTTGTCTCATGAGGCTGATGGGGATTATATTACTGTTAACTCTGAGCTATCTTTAAACATAGCTTGTGATGGTGGGACAACGCTATTCTATGTCCAAACCGAAAGCGATACTGTTTTTGAAGTTTTAGTTTTAAGATAAGGGGGTTAATATGATGACTTTTTCTGCTATAAGAGGAGCACAAATAATAGACGTAACAAAGGATTGTGAATTCCAGTGGGGTCAAAAGCCAGCATCTTGTTACGCATATTTACAAGTTTCCAGTGCATCTGGAAACTTTACAGAGGGTGAAACAGTTAGTTCTACTAGTGCATCTGCTACAGTATTTAGCTCATATGTAGATGGTGGCAGAGTTTATGTTACTGATGTAAGCGGAACATTCCAAACTGGTGAGACTATTACAGGCAGTTCAAGTAATCAAACTGCGACTGTGGATGGATTCGTGTCGGAAAGAAGTTGGACTAGCACACCAAACAATATTATACGTGGAACTTTTCCTAATAGCATTATTTCTAAAGATATTGATGATTATTTAGAATGGGAAAGCACAAGAACTGGAAGTGGAAATATTGGATTATTAAAAATTATTGTTCCTAAAAACGGTATATATGGGGTTATTATTATAGGAGGTGTTGGTGATAGAGTTGATTCTAAAATTTTTAGTAGGATGTTCCAATGGAGAGTAGTCCCTACTTATGCAACTCCTATTTCTATTGGTATGGCGTATGCAAGTAGTATTGAATTTAATAAATTTTTAGGTATATCTCAAACTTTAACTTTTTTCCCAGTTATGAAATACGGTAATGAAGGGCAAGAAATGCAAATATTTTCTCTTTATTTTTATCAAAATAACAAAGGAACAGCTAGATGGCGTATTCACAACATCAGAATCTTAAAATTAGTAGTTTAAAGGAGCAACACTATGATTTACGATACAACAAATTTAGAACAGTCTCCACATTTTAGTCCTGAAGACAGACAACTATACTGGCTAAACAAAGAACATACAATCTTAACTGACGGCTACAAACTATTCGACTATTCACCTTCTATCGGAGTCCAAGAGCGCCAGTATGCCGAAGTCCCTACAAACCATCAGCATATTGATTACGAACTTATCAAGTCTACAATAGACAAATTTGCTCAAGCTGATGCTACTCGTGACGATGTTGTTTCTTTTCTCACTTCAAAGGGATTTTCAACTGAAAGAGCTAACTGGTGGATTGACTTGTTTATTGATGCTGTAGCCGAATTTACTCTTCAACCAAACAGTTTTGATAATTGTAAAATATGGGTAAAAGGGCAGTTAGATAATGGTAAGTCAAGCGATAAAGTTACAGAGATGTTGATTGGGATGCTGGCATTTGCAGACATTATAAAAACCAATATTGTTGTTTATAAAGATAACTTACCTTATAGACAGGTGGCAACATGTTAACAAAACATGAAAAATCTATAGAAAAAAACTTTTAAACAAAGGAGAATAACATGGAACAAAAAATTAATACAGCTAAAATCATCATGATTACTAGTAGAATATTTAATGAGGTTTTAAATGCTGCTAGTGATGGAAAAATTACGGTCAGAGAATTTTTAAACATCGCCGAAAGTGTTTTAAATGAGTTTGGTTATGACTTAGATAAAATTGCCATTAAACTTTAAAGGAGATAAGAATGGTTAAAGACCTTGATTATCTTTTTAAAAGGCTCAACGATATTAGCGAGGCGGTAAATTGTTTAAAAAAGTGCCTTCAAGCGATGCAAGCTGAACAAGAGAAGGTAGAGCCTAAAGAAGTTAAGGAGTTGAAAAAGCGCCTTAAAAAATTTGAAGGAATTCGCTTGTTTCCCTACCGTTGCTCAACAGGGCATCTGACCATTGGTTACGGACATAATCTTGAATCTAAGGGGATAACGCCTGACATTGCTGAGATACTCTTAGAGAAAGATATGCAAGATGCCTTTTATGACCTTAAAAAGTTACCAGAAGAATCTTGGAAGCATCTTAACCTGAGACGCCAATGTGTGCTGGTAGAAATGATTTTTAATATGGGAGTGACAAAAGTTTTAAAATTTAAGCACATGCTAAAAGCGCTAGCAGAGAAAGATTATAAAAGGGCTGCTGAGGAAATGCTGGACTCTAGGTGGGCTGAACAGGTGGGTGAGCGTGCTAAAACTTTAGCAAAAATTATGGAGGAAGGATAAATGGCTAAAAAGAAAAAGAATTGGATACCTAAAGATTTAAAGAAGGGCGCTTTTACCGCTTACTGTAAGCGTCAGGGTTTTAAAGGCGTGACAAAGGCATGTATTGAAAAGGGCAAACGGAGTAAAAATCCTACAACTAGGAAAAGGGCTGTCCTTGCAGAGAATTTTAGAAAAATGGCAAAAAAGAGAAAGAAAAAATAAAGAGGGCAAGGCAATCGACTTTACCCTCTGAGAGGCTATAGAATCCATTTAAAACGCTCTTTCTTTGTTTTTTAATAGTTTGATATAGGCTAGGGCTAAAAATAGCGCTCTAGCCTATTTAAATCGCTTACAGCCATATCCATAGTGATATTAGCATTTAATCCAGGGTCTATTTTTTGATATAGATTGAATAAGTGATCTAAAATTTTCTCTAGCCGTCTCTTCTCCTCTTTATCGTTCACCTTCTCCCAAATATCATTGCCTAGTCCCAGCAGGAAGTTTAAATAATACTTTAGGTCAATCTCATCATAGTTTAAATTTTCAAAAAACTCTTTGCTCTTATTCATGGTGGTTTTTAACTGTTTATGTAAATTACCCTTAAAACTACCATAAATAAGTTTTTTAACAGCATCCCTTTGGCGTCTCAGGGCGTTTATATACGCCCAACTACCTCTGGGCAGCTTATATTCTTTTGCCATTAGGACAAAAGGATTATCGTCTATACACGCCAGGAAAAAGAACTTTTTTTGATCTTTTTTAGCCACTTCAAACCTCCTTTGCTTTACAGGATGTTGCATTGCTAGACCGTAGCTTTACAATTCTTTACACTACTATACCCATGCCCACCATTACGATACGTTACACTGCCGCTGCTTTACCTTACCTTTCTTTGCCACCGCATAGCTATACGGTGCTATACCCTTGCTATTCAGAACTATACTCATCATTGCCTTTGCGTTTCAAAGCTACTCAATACCTTTGCTTTTCTCCACCCTTTATTTTTTGCAGGAGATATAAATAAAAGCATCTCCAGTATATGGGTTAAATTCAAGCCTACTTACATCGTAAAAACATTTATAAGCAGGCTCTTTAGATTCATCTATATAACCGACTAGAGAGATAGATGGTTCAATAAAAATAAAAATTCTTTCAACGCCATCCACCAATTTGGTTTTATTAACGCCTGCATGTGTTTCATAAAAAAGGTAACAACTGTTTCCTTTTATCATTAATATCTCTTTATTAAAATGATAACGAATTATTTTTTTACCTTTTAATAAAAACATCTTAATCCTCCTCTTTAGGTTTATAATATTGGCAATCGGTTACAAAATCACACCAGGAACAGTGGTCGTCCCAAAAAGTTGTATGAAAAGGACATTCCGTATTGTCGCAAGGTCTTACATATTTGTAATATTCTACCCTTAACTCTCCAATCGCTTGCTCATGTTCTTTGATTTTGTTTACTATTTCTTCCAGTTTTTGCATTTTAAAACTCCTTTTTTTATTTTTCTTTATAATCAGGACATTTATTCACAAACCATATCCAGGAGCAATTTTTTTTATAGGTTTTATCAAAAAATTTACAAGATTTATTTTGACATGGCACTATCATATCATTACATAAATTTGTAATTTTATTTTCACGTATCACAATTTCTTTTGTTATTTCTTTTGTCCTCATAATATTGCTCTCCTTTTTTTTAACGTTGCTAAACGTTGACAATCCATACTATACGTTACCTTTGCATATGCATAACCTTACCAAACTCTGCCTTACCCTTGCCTCCCCTCACCACACCTTGCTTTACCTTTGCATGTCTATCCCAAACCTTACCCTGCCTTTGCACCACTGATCTTTGCTTTACTATCCTTTGCCTTTGCCTTGCCCAGCTGAGGTCTGCCCTACCCTGCTTTTGCTATGCTTTAGGACACAAAGCCTTACCAATGCTCCGCTCCTTATTACTATTGCTATACTCCGCCCTTGCCTCTCTCTGCCCCGCCTTACCGTTGCCCTACTTCTCATTGCCACAGCAGGACACAAAGCTTTGCCCTTGCCTTTGCTTTACTACTGATTACTTTGCTATCCTCTGCCATGGCTATGCCTTCTCAACAGTCCATTGCTTTACCCTCGCATTGCCTTGATAAACTTTACCATTCATTGCCTTTGCGGAGCCCCTAGCCTATGCAAATCTTTACTTATCTTTTCAGTGCCGTTGCCCTATTAATTTTTCTTTTTACTCTTCTTTCCCTTTACACGCTCCCATTTAAAGCGCCCATAGCCAGCATTGCGCCACTGCCCTAGTCCTTTGAATTTCCCATAATCCAGAAGCGCCTCAATGACCTTAAAGTTTAACTCTTTGTGTGGGAGTAGCGTTATTTTTATCTCAAAGGACATTGGATCAATGTAATCAGAGCTTACCAAACTAACTCTGGGACCCTGCGGAGTCATTGCCCTTAACGGGCGCTGTAAAGCTCCGTCTGGATGTTCTTTAAGCCAGATCCAGTCTGGTTCAACAAAAACGTAATTGTCTATCTTAGATTTAAGATTTTTGATCTTTAGCGCCTGCTTAAGCACGTTACCTGCCTCTTTAAGGAACCCTTTTATCTGGTATGCTTTTAGATAAATCCCATCGGGGTCCGAGAAAAACCCTGTCTCATTATCACCATCTGGGGTCATCTTTTGTTCAATTTGTTGCTGCATCTCCTGTTCATCTAACTGTTCTGGATCTTCATCTGTCAAATCTTCGCTATTGCCATAATATTTCTCTTGAACGTATTTTCTAAATAATTCTTTGTTTTTTGGTAATGACCCTAAAAGTTTCTCCAGTAAAATTATTTTATAGCGCCTGCTTTCAAATTCAAAATCGCTCATCTTTTACCTCCTCTTTTTTTTTTAATTCTATCAAGCCTTTTCTTATCTCATCCTTACTCCACATGCACAAGCCTTTTGCGTATGGATTGTAAAGGCGTCCGCATGTTTTTTTTGTCTTCACCCATGCTGCGCAATATTTCTCACAAAAGGCTTGTGGCACTTTTTTAATGTTAGGATACATCTACATCCTCAAATGTTTTACTTTTTGTCTTAATTCAGCAAATTCTCTTTTTAAATCCTTAAGAGATGCTTTGTCATCTTTATCGTCCCTTAAAAATCTTAATATTATCGGGTCCCCAGAAGTGGTTACGTATTCAGTTGGATATTCTTCACCCAGGTATCTACAATTGCGTTCTCGGCAACAAACGTAAAGAGTTTTATCCATCGCCAAATTGCCTAAGATTAAACTGCCACATTTTTCACATATTGGATTTGGGTAAATAACATATAAAGGCTCTTTTTTTCTAGGTGCAATTAGAACATTTTCCTCCCACTCCTTAGCTATCTCATAACAATCCTTAAGCTCGGTGCTTATAGCTTTTAAAACTTTAAACTGTTCCTCATTAACAACTTCATGTGTCAAGCTATTAATTTTTATCAAAACGGATTTAATCTTTTCCTTAAGCATTTTTGCCTCCTTTTTTAGTTTTAGTTTTTTAAAACTCTAACTCTTCTAACTCTTCTTTCTCGGCCTCTCGTAAGTAAAAACCAGGTTCTACTTTAAAATAAATGACAAGTTTCGTTTTACAATAAGGACAGATTAAGCCTTCTATAGCCTCATCTTCATTGTATTCAAAGTAATTGGTAGGGTAATCAAAATCTACCAATCTTAAACATTTTGGGCATAATTCACTTAACTTCATATTTATTTCCTTATTTATCAGTTTTTTTTTGGCCTTAGTTTTATGCCTAAATACCAGGTCGAACGGCTGACTGGTATAATTGATAAAACCTCTCTTAATTTCAACATATTGTTATTTTTGTTTTAGTTAGAACTATCCCTCTTACTTCTGCTAATATTCTTTTTTTATCGCTATGAGCATCAGACAGGTGCAAAATCCAAATATGCTGGAGCTTAGACAGGTCGTTTCTTTTTAAGAAGACAAGTAAACCGTTTAACCCTAAATGAGTTTTCAATATTCTTTTTCTGACGGATGCAGTAAGGTCAGAATTTAGCAATAAATCCTCGCAATAGTTACATTCAATGGCAAGGTGTGTTATGTCTTTGAAACGATAAGGCACATAGGCAGTATCAGTTATGTAAAGAAACCTTCTCCCTGGATAATCTATTACCAGCCCTAATGGCTCAAGAGCATCATGCACAAGAGGAAAGAAGTTAAATTGTATCTTAGGAGAAAAAGAAACTGGGATAAAACTTTTTACTAGGTTAATATTCCAACGGTTTGATAATCTTAAAAAACTTTTTGTTCCTTCTGATAAAAATATAGGGATAGTTTTCTCTGCTATTTCTTTAATAGCTTTAGAATGATCCTTATGTTCGTGGGAGACAAAACAAAAATCTATGTCGGCAAAAGATAAATTTTCAATATATAGTTTTTTTTGAATTTCTTTGAAAGGTAGGCCACATTCAATTAAACCAGTGAAGTCTAAATGCTCTAAAATATAGCAATTTCCTTTACTCCCTGAGCTTAAAACCTTTAAATTCATTTTAGGTCTCCTCCTTTAGGGTGGCCTTTCCTTTATATTAAAATCCAGGGTCTTCTCCCAAATCTTCTTCTTGTGGTGAAGACCCTTTTTTGCCTTCCTGTTTAGGTTGTTCTCCATTCGCCTGTTTTTCTACCTCTTCGTCAAAATCAACTGTTGCTGTTTCAGCTTCAACAATTTCCTCAACTTTTGCTTCTTCCACCTCTACTGTTTGATTGTTTACGGTCTCTACAAAAAGATCAGAGTCATCAGAACTTTGAATTATCTGTTTGCAAGCTCTTCTAATAACAGTCTTCTTTATCATTTCTTCCAGAAATTCAGCATGAGTAGAGCCTTTTTTAAGCTCACCGTTCTCCAAAACTGGGCGCATAGGGGATTTTTGCCAAGACTTTTTAATTTGCTCATAGGTCATTATCTCTGTCTTTAGCACATTCCCTTTGCCATCTAGCAACACACAATAAGCACCTTCAGGTTGGTTGTTCTTGTTAGCTAGTTTTTGTTTATGTTTGGTAATATATTTTTCACCAAACTTAATTTCGTATTCAAACTCATCACCTTCATAAACCACTTCTGCCACTATTTTATCTATTCGTGGATCAGCTCGCCTTGCCATGGTTTCATATCCATAACGGCTAGGCTGCATAATTAATTGCTTGCCGTAGGCGATAAAATAACATTGTTTTTTAGCAGGGTTAAGACCAAAAATCACCATCTCATAAAGAGCGTTTGCAATGCTAGCCTGAGAACATACTTGCAAAACTGGTTGGTTGTTCTTTGTAGTAATATGCTGAAGTTCCAGCCAAGCTGACATTAAGGCATTTTGGGGAGAATAGTTAGGTGGCAAAACTAATTGGTTATTTTTTTGCAGTTTTGTCACCTTTCCCATAACCATGCTTACAACGTCCTGTTTTTTTGCCACTGCTTTTTGTTGGGTCATGTTTAATCCTCCTTTTTATAATAATTATAAATTCCTACAACTTGTGATGTCCCGTTAGGCAACGAGAAAATCTTATATTTTTGTTTTTTTAACATAAAGCCAGAAGTGGATTCAAATTCCTTTTTTATTGCTTCTAACTCTTCTTGCGCAAACTTAAAAAGAGGATCATCTTTTGTTATGTGATCCGTAACCGTAATCTGTAGGCTTATTATGCCTAATAATTTTATTTTAGCCCTCCTTTCTCCAATTGAAGCTGGTTTAAACATATTACATCCAAAATATGGAGCGACATGAAGTTCAGCCACATAGCCATCATAATCCATTGGGATTAAAATATTTACAATTTTTACAAATCTTATCCATTGTTGCCCCCAGTTATTTTAAGTTGTTTCTGTCCTTCTTTAACATATAGTTTAACAATTTGAGACTTAGTGGGAATTATTCTCACGGTGCTTTCTGCGTTGTCTATAAAAATAGGGGCATAGAAATTATAATGTTCAGATAAAGTATTTATAATGTCCAACCCCACATTTATCTGGGCGCCCCTATTAAGACCTTTATCAAAAGGCACTCCTTGATACAATATTTCACAGCACTCAGTTATACCGTCATTAATTTGTTGTTCAAATAATTTAAATTTAGCCAGCTTAAATTTAGAGTTAATTTTTTCTTCAAGTAGTTCTACCTTCTTAACAATAAATCTCTCGCAAAGATAAAGTTCCCTTTCTAGTTTTTCATATTCTCTTACCAAAGTCTTCTCTTCCTTTTTAAGCTCTTCAACCCTGTTATTTATTCTTTTTGCTGCTTCTATCTCAGCCAGCTTTTGCCTTTCCTGTTCAAGCTGAAGTTCCAAGTCTGAAGTATCTATCTGGAATTGAGCTTTTGTTATTTGTTTATCTATTTCTTCTAATTGCTGATGAAGGTTTGAGATTTCTTGAGAAGTAATCAAAGAATCTATATGTGTAAAATCTTCCCATTGTTGTTGTGCTTCTTTATAAGCCCTCTTTATTTCTTTTTGTTGTTTTTGTAGAGCTTTTATCGTTTCTATATTTCTCTTAACCTCATTTTCCATTATCTCAGCTGATTGCTTGAGTTCCTGTCCTTGCTTTTTGATTTCTTTAAGCTGATTTTCTTTTTGTGTCTGAAACTTTTCATGAATCTCTTTAATTTTCTCTTGTGGAAAAGGTTGCCCACAAGTGGGACAAATTTCTTTTATCTCTGGTTGTTGGTTGAATATCTCTTTGTATTGTTTTCTTAATTCTTCTAGCTGTTGTTTTTTTATTTCTATTTGTTTGTTTAACCAATCATTTTTATTCTGGAATTTTTCTATTTCTTGATAATTTTGCTCTTGTTGCCTCTCTATTTCTAAAACTTTTTGCCAAAGACCCTTCTCTTTTATTTGTATCCTGTCCCTCTCTTCTTGTTCTAACTTAGCAAGTTTATCCTGCAATTCTCTTTTTTTGGTTATTAAATTTTCAATTTTATCACCACTTTTAACCGCCTTTATTTTGCTTTCAAGTTCTTTAATCCTCTGCTTTATCTCTTCAGAATTAACAATATCTTGTGGCAACGCTGCCATAAGCTCGTCTATCCTAGCTGGGATTTCTTTTAATCGTTTATTTATATCCCTTTGCTGTGATTTAACAGCCTTAATGTGGTCTTGAATAGACCTTTTTGAGATGACCTCAAGCAGAGGGACAAGACTTTCGTCCTGCTCAATTACTTGCTGAGGAGACAGGTCTCCAAACATATCAATAAGGATTTGCCTCCTCTTCTCCCAATGTAAGGAAGGAAAATAGAAAGGATTGGTAACTAAACGGAAGATTTCCTCTGGGGCAAGCTCTTTGAGTTTTGCGTCCCAATCTTTCTTTTTGGCTGGGACGTCATTTATAAAATATTGGAAGGTATGGCCTGAGAAGGTTGCAGTGGCTGAGCCTCTCTTTTTTGTCCACTTCTCCTTCATAACTTTTTTCAATTTTATCTTTTCGCTATCAACTTCAATTTCAGTTTCAACTTCCACATCAAGGTTGTGAATAGGATTACCAGTAGAGTCTAAAGGCTTAACTGCAAAATCAGCTTTTCCCTGACTATCTTTACCAAACAACAACCAGAGAAAAGCATCAAAGAGCGATGTTTTTCCCGTGCCGTTGTCTCCATAGACGGAGACGTTACGGCCTTCAGGCCTGAAAGAGAATTCCTTAATACCTTTGAAGTTTTTCAAACGTAAAGAAATAAGTTTAATTTGCATTATTATCCTCCTTCTTCTTTTTGTTAAAAAACTCTTCACAAATTGGTACTGCTCTCTTCTACTTTCCATTTCTATCGCCCTCCCTTTATATTTATAAAACAATCCACTTTTTATGCTGGAAGATAGACTTTTTAATAACACGTCCATCCTCCAGTTTTTCCTCCACTACCTGTCTCTCGCTATGGGAGAAAAGGTAGCGAGGATACACACCAGCATTCTCTTCCACAACTTTACAAAATCTGGCCACCAGCCACATAAAAGCTGGTGACCCTGCTGGAAATATAACTCCAGCGTAAGAAAAGTTGTCTGGAAAAGCAGCTTCCACCACCCGACGAGCGAGATTTTTTAATGCATCCTCGTCAGATGGTGTGTTGAGGAGTTCTCCCCGAAGATGCTCAGGAAGCTCCTCAATTTCTACATGCTCAAGGAAAACCTCATCCTCCAACTCTTTTATCTGAGCTGGAGTGAGGTCATGGTTTAATATCTTTAAGACTTTTGCCATGATGTCCTCCTTTTTTATAGGTTTTCATAGTTGTTGAAAAGCATTATATAATTTCATATTGTCTTGTCAAGAAAAAAATGAAAAAAAATGAAAAAAAATAAAATAAAGGGGGTAAGCATATGGAATATTTAAACGTTTCCGAGATAAGAGATATTTTATTAAAGAAGGGAATAAAGATGAGCTATATGTCGGTGAGGGATCTTACACGTGACCCTACTTTTCCTGAAGCTATTTATCTCCCTGGATATGTTAAGCCAAGATGGAAGGAACAGGATGTATTAAAATGGATTGATAACTATTTAAACAAAGAAGGAGGAAACTATGGCAAAACCAAAAAAGTATCGCAAAAAACCGTTAATTGTTGAGGCTATTCAGTGGGATGGTGACAACTTTGAGGAGATATACGAGTTTACAAAGGGCAATTGCTGTCTCACTGTTGATACTGGGAAACTTATTATCAGAACGTTGGAAGGCGATATGGAAGCAGAGCGAGGCGCTTTTATAATTGAAGGATTAACTGGAGAGTTTTATCCTTGTAGAGAGGAAATATTTAAAGAAACCTATGAACCTGTAGAGGAGTAAAAACAATGGAGAAAATAGGTAAAGTGGTTTATTACAATACTATTTTGGGCATTGACCCAGGGCAAAAGGGCGGTTGCGCATTAATAAGGGATAGTGAACTAATAGAACTCCATCCCTTCACAAGAGACCGCTTTGAAAATGTAGTCCTTTTAAAAAATATACTTGATAAAGATTATTCTAATCTTCACGTTATAGTTGAGGAAGGACATGCCTTCAAGGGACAGGGCGTAAACTCCGTCTTTAGCTTTGGATTCTTTCATGGGATGATTTATGGAGTATTTTGCGGTAAAGCGCCTGTTGTTTATGTGCGCCCTCGTGAATGGCAAAAGTTTCATGGGTTAAACAAAAAAAGAACTACCAAAGACCGCAATGTCTGGCGCAGAGAACGTAAAAAGATGTCTGTCCAGAAGGCAAAAGAGCTTTATCCTGGATGGGCAAGCAAAATAAAAAACCACGACGGCATGGCAGAAGCTATCTTGATAGCAAGATATGGAATGGCTTTGCTAAAACCATAACCTTTTTAAGGAAATACAGAGGAGGAGTAAAAATGCAGTATAACTTAACCAAATTTAAAAAAATCGCTATCTGCGGCGCTCATGGTGTAGGTAAGACCACCCTTGCTAAAAAGATGAGCGAGAACTTTGGGTTGCCCTATATTCCAGAGTTTGCTCGGGAGTTGTTGAATGCCACTGATAACTTTAACTGGAAGGTTACCAAAAACATAACATCCTGGTGGCACTTTGAACTTGCTATCACCTTTAGCCATCTTTTTACAGTCCAGAATAGAGAGCGCTTTGTTTCAGATAGGAGTCTTTGGGATGTCCTTGCTTATATCCACCTAAAAAGTTTAAGTTATCCAGAGATAGGCGAGTTTTTCCCTCTCTTGCAGGAACTTGTTAATAAACATCATCCTCTATACGACGCAATCATCTTTTATAATCCTCCAGAGGGTTATCAGAGCGAGACGGGATGGTTCATTCACTATTGCTTAAAAAATCAATTAAGAAATATAGAAGACATATTAATTTTTAATATTTATAGGGGAGATATTTTACTCTATAACGATAATTCAGTGGAGGTTTAAAATGAGTAATGAAGATATCTTAATTCTTACTATTATCGGGCTTTTAGTGGTCTTTGTTGGGGCTATGTTAGATTAAAAGCTGAGCCTGCCTTTATGGCGGGCTCTGACACGCAAATAAAAGCCGTTTAAGGCGGGTCAAATGATTTTTAGGCATAAAACTATTAGGAAACAGTTTAAAAGGCTTTAAAACGTAAATATAAGCCTCTCAGGGCATAAAGGAGACTAATATGAGACACGTTTATCTTAAAAGCCCACAACAACAGCAACAACAAAAACCGTCTAACAATGTTAAAGATCGCAAAATTTCTAAAGTGAAAGATCCTGTCTGGGGTAAATTTGCAGGATACGCCAAAATGCTCAGGATAACTCAAGCGGAGTTCCTGGAGAGATTATTGGATCTTTTTGAACAGCAAAACAAATAACAAAAAAATAGGCAGGGCGGAGGCAGACCCTGCCTTAAAAGGAATGCGTGGGAGGGAGAAATATTTACCTGCCTTTTTATCTCGCCTTTATCTTTTTGTCAAGCAGTTTTTTTTAAAAAAAAGACTTGACAATGTATTTACATTTTTGCATAATAATTCAAATTTTAAAATTAAAGGGGGATGATATGCATAGAACAAGTCTAATTTTACCAAAAACATTAGCCGCAAAAGTCAAATTAGCCGCCTTCCAGGAGGGGAAAAGTTTTTCAAAATTTGTCGCTGAAATTTTAGAAGATTATATTGAAAAACCAGAGTCTTTACTTAAAAAATTTGAAAAAGAAGCGAATTCTAAAACTGATGGACATCTTACAATATTCAAGTTCACAACTGAGTGGAAGGCATGCTTGGGGACTCCAAACCTTGATACTGGAGAAGGTAGGGAACAAGTACGGAAGTTAAAAGGTTGTAAAACATTAACTGAGGCTGTAAGATGGGCTATTGAAAATCAAGTGGAACCCTATTAAAAAAACAAACCCCGCTCTCCTGAGTGAGGGCGGCGACTAAAGGGGGTAAAAATGATTATTAGAGTAAAAAAAAATAAAAACTATACAGTAATTTGCAACGAATGCCTTCAAAGACCTGACATTTCCTTAAAAGCCAAGGGATTATTTGCTTATCTTATGAGCCTACCTGACAATTGGAAAATTCATAAAAAAGAGTTGGTTAATCACTTTAAAGACGGAACAACTTCTATTAATTCAGCTTTTAAGGAACTTGAAAAGGCTGGCTATATAATTACTAAACATATTAGAGATAAAAAAGGCCGATTTGCAGATGTTGAATATATTATTAAAGAGTCAATTAACCCGATTACGGAAAACCTGATATCGGATTCTCTTATATCGGAAAATCAACCCCTACAAAATACTAATAAGAACAAAATACTAAAAAAACAAAATACTAAAATTATTTCCTCTGAGGTAAAAACCTCAGAGGCACTACCTACATCTTCTGGCCATTCTTTAAATGTGCCTGAGGAAAAACCTTTTATTACTATCCCTATTGTTCAACGTAATCCTAACGACCCACTAGAATACCCTATTTATGAGCAAGATATTCAGGAATGGCAAGAAACTTTCCCAGGCGTTAATGTCAGGCAAGAACTAAAAAAAATAAGGTTGTGGAATAAAGACAACCCTAGAAGACGAAAAACAAAAAATGGTATTCGTCGGCACATTACAACCTGGTTAAGTAAAGCGCAAGACAAAGGTAGACGGAGTAGTGGTGAAACGTCAAAGCCAAAGCCTAGAACTCCAGACTGGTATTAAAAGGGAGGAACTATGCTAAAAATAGAGATCCTTGAGGCACTTAAAGAAAAAGGAATTGAAGTAACTAAAACAGAAGGGCAAACAAGAACTACTTGTCCTAAATGTTCGGCAGAAAGGATTAAACACTGGGATAAATGCTTGTCGGTGAATGTAGATGAGGGAGTTTGGTTGTGTTGGCATTGTGGATGGAAAGGAAGCGTGAAGGCAGACATACGTAAGAAAAGCGTGGAAGAGTATGTCCGCCCTCAAATAGATATATCAAAACTACAATTGCCTGTCAAGATTATAAATTGGTTTCAAAAAAGAGGCATTTCTCCTACAACTCTCTACGAAAACAAAATTAAATTTGGAATTTTTAAAAGACAAAAAAAGAATGTAGAAGCTATTGTGTTCCCTTACTACAAAGATGGAGTAGTCGTTAATTGTAAATATAGAACCCTAGATAAACAATTCTGGCAACAGGCTGGAGCTGAAAAATGTCTGTATCGTTATGATGAAATTGCTAAAGTTAATGGTTCTATCTTGATAATTACTGAGGGAGAGATGGATTGCCTTGCTTGCTATGAGGTTGGTTTTAGGATGGTAACTTCTGTCCCTGATGGTGCACCTAACGCTAATGCTAAAGAACTACATAAAAAGTTTGAATTCTTACTCTCGGCAGAAAATATAATTAATAGCTATGAAAGAATAATTATTTGTGGTGATAATGATGCTAACGGGAGAAAACTTACTAAAGAACTTGCTAGACGAATAGGTATAGAAAAATGTTATTACATTGAGTATCCCAAAAATTGTAAAGATTGCAATGATATTTTAGTTAAATATGGAGCTAGAAAATTAAGGGAAGTGATATTCCAGGCTAAACCTTGGCCTGTAGATGGGATTTTTAGTATAGCAGATTGCACGCAGGCTGTTATCACGCTTTATGAGGAAGGTGTAACACGTGGAATGTCCACTGGATGGCCTGCCCTAGATAAATATTTTACTGTCCATCCAGGGCAATTAACAGTGATAACAGGAATCCCAGGGTCTGGGAAGAGTAGTTTTTTGGATAGTTTACTCGTAAATTTAGTAAAGCAATATCAAATCCCTTGTGCCTTATTCTCTCCAGAAAATTGGCCGTTAGAAAGACATATCCAAACAATCTTGGAAAAATATACAGAAAGGCCTTTTGCTCAAGATGGGTATGAAGTTAAAAGACTTACTAAACAAGAAATATTGAAAGCAATTAAAGAACTAAAAGAATACTTTTATTTTATCATGCCAGAAGATGATTTGTTGACTGTTGATGTTATTTTAGAAAGAGCAAAAGTTTTATTGTATCGGCATGGGATTAAAATCCTTGTGATTGACCCTTGGAACGAAATAGAGCACAACTATAAAGGCATGACTGAGGCTCAATACCTTTCACAACAACTTACAAAAATTAGGCGATGGGCACGACAAACAGGCGTCCATGTCTTTATTGTGGCGCATCCAAGAAATTTAGAGAAGGATAAAAAAACAGGCGATTATAAACCCCCTACTATGTATGACATTTCAGGGGGTGCTAATTGGCGTAACAAGGCTGACAATGGTTTGTGTGTGCATAGACCAGATATTAAACAGCCTAAAACTTTAATAATTATCCAAAAGATTAGGTTTAAAGAAGTGGGAAAATTGGGAGAATTAGAATTCTTTTATAGCCAGGAATGTGGGAAATATTTCACTTAATTTTTTTAAGAGGAGGATAACTATGAAAATTATTAGGATCCTTATTTTGAAATGGCTCAGGAGACAATACGCTAGGAAAGTAAATATTAACAAGTTTGACCTGCAACTTAGTCAGGTGCTTGATTGCTTGGAATATATTTTAGATTATGAAAAGACACGTATATAATACTGAGAGGCTAATAATGGCTTTTTAAGGTAGGTTAAACTGGGTCTAAGTAGTTTTATATAAGTAGAAATTTGGATGCAAAATAAGGGTAATTATGGCGCTCTCAGGGCTGGGTGTTAAGAAAATCAATATTTAATAAAAAAATCTCAAGAAAAACTTTAACAAATCTTGACAAAATAGTTAATTTTCTTTTAAGATTTAAAAAAACTTATAAAACCATAAGATATGGCTACAAAAGATAAAATTTTAGAAGAGATAGACAAGCTGCCTCGACGGCTAAAAAAAGTGATGCTCTTGCTGATAAAAGAAGAGAACTGGACAAAGTCGTTTAGTCAGTTTTGTAGAGAGCACGATTTTAACGAGCCATCTCTTAGGGATGCAATTTGTAAATATGGCACTCAACGTTTTTGGGCGCTCCGCTCTGCCTATGTAAAGGCAGCGATGGAAGAGCATATGCCGAAAGTATATGAGGCGATGCTCGCCAAGGCTTGCAAGGGAGATTCGCAAGTGCTGAAGCTTATTTTGCAATGGCGGGGTGAGCTTGTGAATAAGCATGAACTTGAAGGGAAAGGGATAGTAAATTTTAATTTTAATCTGGATAGCGATTAAGATACCCATTGGCTGCGCAGCCTTATACATGTAGCCATGAATATAAATTATAAGCCAACGCCAACGCTTAAATTATTTCACAAATCTGACGCCTTTATGCGTGTTGTTATTGGACCCGTAAGGTCAGGCAAGTCCACTGCTATGTGTATGGAGATTATGCGCAGGGCTTGTCAGCAGAGAGCTTTTAAGGGCGTCCGTCATAGTCGCTGGGCTATCGTTAGGAACACCTATCCAGAGTTGCGGGATACCACCTTAAAAACCTGGCTGATGTGGTTTCCTGAGGAACATTTTGGCAAGTTTAATTGGCAACAAATGGTTCATCCTGTTGAGTTTTATTTGCAGGATGGGACTTTAGTAAAAGCTGAAATCCTTTTCAGGGCGTTGGATAGACCGAATGACGTGAGAAAATTACTTTCTCTGGAGCTTACTGGTGGTTGGATAAATGAGGCTCGGGAGGTTCCAAAGGCTATCGTTGATGCCTTAGGCGACAGAGTAGGGCAGTATCCTTCACGGTTTATAGGCGGGTGCACCTGGCGGGGCGTAATGTTGGATACGAACCCACCAGATGAAGACCACTGGTTATATAAGCTAGCCGAGGAGGAGCGCCCAGAAGGCTGGGACTTCTTTAAACAGCCTGGGGCATTGATAGAGAAAGACGGTAAGTTTTTACCAAATCCAAAAGCTGAGAATATAGAAAATTTAAACGAAGGGCATAATTACTATTTAACAAGACTTGCAGGCAAATCGCCTGATTATATTAGGGTCTATTATTGCGCTCAATACGGCTTTGTTATAGACGGAAAGCCAGTCTTTCCAGAATATGTAGATGCCGTGCATTGCAGCCATGAAATACTTAAGCCTGAGCGTGATTTGCCCATCTATATAGGGCTTGACTTTGGGCTTACTCCAGCAGCTTTATTTGCTCAGCGTTTGGTTAATGGCCGATGGATTTGGTTTGATGAGCTGGTGAGCGATAATATGGGCATCTTCAGATTTGCTGAACTGCTAGGCAATAAAATCCATCGTGAATACCCAGGCTTTAAGTTTGAAATATACGGAGACCCTGCTGGGCAACAGCGGGCGCAAACCGACGAAAAGACTTGCTTTCAGATACTTCACGCTAAGGGCATTCAAGCAGTGCCAGCACCCACAAACGATTGGACAACTAGGCGTGAGGCGATTGCAGTGCCCTTGAGTAGGCTAATAGACGGCAAGCCAGGGCTAATAATATCGCCTAAATGCAAGATGGCTAGAAAAGGGCTTGCTGGCGGGTATTGTTACAAGCGCCTACAAGTAGTGGGTGATGAGCGCTATAGAGATAAACCTGATAAAAATATTTACTCCCACGTGATTGACGCTGCTGGTTATGCGATGTTAGGCGGTGGTGAAGGCAATAGAATAGTAACTGGTGAGCAAAGTATGACGCCTGAAGAGGCTAGAAAACTTTATATCCAAAACCTGCCACCAGATGCTAGGCAATACGTTAATTTTGACTTTGGAGGATTTTAATGAGCGCCGAACGTAAAGAATTTGAAGACGCCTACATGACAGCGATAACGCATTGGTCGCCTTTCCTGGTGGAGGCTGAGAAAGATCTTAATATGGCTCTTGGTGATCAGTGGGACGCTGCAATGAAGGCGTATTTAAAGCAAAGAAGGCGTGAAGCCTACGTCTTTAATAAAATTCATAGAATTATTAAGTTAATTACTGGCTTTCAGCGTAAAAATAGACTTTCGCTAAAGTTTGAGGCTTTACTTGGCGGGGATAGTCAGACAGCATCGCAGTTCACTAAGGCAGTTATGTGGCACATGCAGTATGCGGGCGGGTATCAAGAGATGAGCGAGGCTTTTGAGAAGGGCGCTTTAATTACAGGGATTAATCTAGTCCATCTTTACGTTGACCGTTTAACAGACCCAGTTAATGGCGATATTAGATTTTCCAGATGTCCTTACAATAGTTTTTTGTTTGATCCAAATATGACCAAAAAAGATTTGAGCGATTGCGCCTATATCCTCCGCAGGAAGTATCTCTCAAAGGAACAGGTAAAGGCGCTGCTGCCCTGGGCCGAGAAAGATATTGAGTTAATAAAGCCAGGGAGTGGTGATAATAAGTTCCCACAATTAAAGCCAGCTTCCAAAAACCCTTATGCTTATGACGAGTTCTGGCGCATGGATACTAAGAAGATATGGCTGGCGACTTTACCAGATGGAAGTTTTAAGCAGTTTGAAGATAAGAAGGAGATAAAGCAATTATTTGAAATGTATCCTCCACTAGCCGAGCACATTAAAATTATCCCATCTTGGAAAAAAGTAATTAAATTGCAGGTTTTTGTGGAAGGTAATTTGCTTTATGATGGCGATTCTCCCTGGATAACGGACAATTATCCCTTTGTGCCTGTCTGGGGATTCTTTACTCCAGAGGCTAAAAACCCAGATCTGAAGATTTTTGGGATTGTGCGGGTGGCAAGAGATCCACAAACAGAAGTAAACAAGCGTAGAAGCCAGATGATTGACTTGCTTGAGTCAACGATTACTGCGGGCTGGAAGGCGAAAGAAGGCAAGCTCGTTGACCCGAACGTTTTATATCAAAGTGGTCAGGGGCTTGTAGCTTGGTTAAAAGAGACTGCCAACATGGACGATGTTCAAAGGCTAGATCCACCACCTATTCCAGCGGGGCTATTCCAGCTTTCAGAAATCTTTGACAAGGACGTTTACGAGAACGTTGGTGCTAACGCTGAGCTTTTAGGATCGCCTGAAAATGAGAATATTCAAATTGCTGCCTTGTTGAGTAAATTAAGGCAAGGTAGCGGTTTAACGATACTTCAAGATCTGTTTGACAGTTACAGAAGTTCAAAGAAGTTATTAGGCATGAAGTTGTTGCAGATGATACAGGAAAATTATACGTCTGGTAAGGTTCAACAGATTATTGGAGAGCCACCAACGCAGATATTTTTTAATAAAGATTATGCCAAGTATAACTGCACGCCTGCGGAAGGTATCTTAACTGATAGCCAGCGTCAGATGTATTTTGGTCAACTCGTTGCCTTGCAGCAAATGGGTGTGCCGATTCCTCCATCTGCTTTATTGGAAGCAGCGCCTATCCAGAATAAAGAAAAGCTTATACAGTTCGTTAAAACTGCTGAGCAGGCACAAGCACAACAGGCGCAGGAGAATAAGGAGCTTGAAGATATTATTAAACAAGTTAATGTCGCTAAGATGCAGGCTGACCTTGCTAGGGCGCATGAAAGAGTATCTCAGGAGCAGGAGAACAGAGCGAACGCCTTGCTTGATAGAATAAAAGCGATAAAAGAGCTTGAAAAAATTGACGTGGAAAAATTTAAGATGTTGGCTGATGCTTTACATACGATGGAACTTGCAAAGGAAAAAAGAGAGAAAATAAAGAAACTTTTAACAACGAGGTAAAGTATGTATAAACAACTTGCAAAGGCGCTTAATTATAAACCTAAAAGCGGGTTGGTTATTGGCGATTTAAGAGAGGAGCTTGCCAGAGATACTATCCTTAACTTGGAGAAGGTTATTAACGCCAACAAGCACAGGGAGAAATATTATCTCCTTGTTCATGCTGGTAATTTTGGTAAAAATATAAAAACTACAATTATGATAAGCAATAAAGAACCACCAAAACTTTTGGGAACTATTTGCTTAAAGGTAAACAACGTTAAAGGTAGGGTAGATAGACTTTGGGTTTTGCCTTATGATATTCCTAAGGATGATGGGGATTTATCAAGTGTAGGCATTGAGGAGGTTTTTAAATCCGTTAAAGGGATACCTTTAAAATATTAAATAAAAGGAGCAAACTATGAATAATAACCAAATACAAAGTGGAGAGCCAACTCCACAACAGCAAGTTCAAGGGCAGCAACAGGAGCAACAAGGTCAGGTTCAAGGGCAAGAGCAAGCGCAGCAGGTTCAGGAACAGCAACAGCAGCAAGCGCAAGCGCCACAAGACTTGTTGCAGCAGGTCACGCAAGAGTTGGAGCAGTTGAAACAACAGAACGCTGCTTTGCAGGCACAACTTGCCTTTTTTGGGCAACAGGCTGGAGGAGAGCCAACTCCCCAGATACAACAGCAAGACCCTTTTGAAGGGCTAGAGGACGATGATGTCCTTACTGTTGCCGACGTTAAGAGGCTGATGGCGCAAGTCCAGAGACCAGCGGTAGATCCAAATCTGTATAAAGAAATTCAGATGCTCAAGCTATCCGTGCAAGAGCCGAATTGGCAAGATGTGATAAAGAATTATTTGCCTGATATGATAAATAGCAATCCGTTGTTAGGGCAGATGATTCAGAATGCGCCAAATCCATTAGAAGCTGCATTGCATATTGCTAAACTCAATCCTCGTTATCAACAGCAGCAACAAGCGCCACAGCAACAATCTCAACAGATTATAAATCAATTAATTAATAAACCTGCCTCGCCAGACCAATTTGGCGGTGGCGGTGGAGTAAGTAAGGCGGATAAAATTGTATCCATGAGCGATGAGGAGTTTGACAAATACGTTCAGGATGTTTTATCTGGGAAAGTATAAAAACCTTTAAAGGAGGGGTATTATGGCTTTAACAACTACAGCACAAATAGATCCTGCGGTGCAGGTCTTTTATGATAGAGTCCTTTTAAGGGCTGCTTATCCAAAGTTAGTCCATCTTAAATTTGCCCAGCATGCTAGGCTGGATAAGAAGCACGGGAATACCTATAAGTGGAGGAGATATGCGCATCTTAGCGATGCGACTGTCCCTCTAACTGAAGGCGAAACCCCACCAGGGCAACAGTTATCCAAGACTGACTTGACTGTTCAGGTCAGTCAATACGGTGATTACGTCCACATTACTGATTTGGTGGACCTAACCGTTGAAGATCCAGTTTTAACTATCGCCGCTGATCTGTTAGGTAAACAGATGGGTAAAACCTTTGATAGTTTGATGAGGGATATTCTTGCTGCTTGCGCAAGTCAGACTGATGCTGCTGGTGGTTCTAACGGGAAGAGTCCAACTGAAATTACAACTGCTGATATTGATACGGTAGTTAAGACTTTATTAAATAACGATGCTGATCCAATTACCGAGATTGTTAAGGCGGGTCCTGGTCAAGGCACAATGCCTGTAAGGGCTGCCTTCTATGGTATTGCTCATACAGAGCTAATTGATGATCTTGAGGCTTGTGGCGGTTTTATCCCAGTAGCTCAGTATCCGAGGCAGAATGATGTTGATGATGCTGAATGGGGTAGTATAAAGAACACCAGGTGGCTTGTAACTTCAAATGCATATAAAGATACATCTGGTTCGGATGATATTTACCACCTACCAATTATCGGCAAGGACGCTTACGGTGATGTTGAGCTGACAACTGCAAAGAACATCGTGAAACCATTTGGTAGCGCTGGAACTGCTGACCCATTGAATCAGAGGGCAACTTCTGGCTGGAAGGCAGTTTGGGCTGCCAGAATTCTTAACGATAATTTTATGCATGTGTTAAGGGTGACACATAGTTAATCAACTGCCTCTCCCTAACGGGAGGGGCAAATTTTTTAAGAGAGGTGTAGTATGACTAATCATGAGAAAAAGAAATATGAGGAACAACGTGCAAGGATAATGAAAAAGAGACAGGAGCTAGCTAAAAAACTGGCTCGTGAAAAAAAAGTAAAAGTTATTTTTCAAAATTTAGAAGAGCCTGTTGATGTTGAATTTACTTATCAAGGCGTTAAGACTTTTTATTTAAAACATGGTGAAGTAATTGAATTGCCAACATCTGTTTTAAAGCATTTAATGAGCCTTAAAGTCCCTGTTTATCGCTATGAAACTGACGCCAAAACAGGGCAGGTAAAGCCTGTTACAAAGGTAGCCGAATGGCGGAATAGGTTTGCTTTTGTGCCTGTAGATGCAGAGGAGATAACAGGCACGGAAAAGACGGAGTAACGATATGGAATGGACTCTGGCAGATATAAGAAATAAAGTGAGAAAATATACGGGTTTTTTGTCTGTTCAGCAGATATCCGACGACTTTATAAACGATGCTATAAATGATTTTTACGTTAATGAGTTCCCTTTGTTAGTCAACTCTACCAGTTTAAACACATGGCATGCTTTTAATACTTCTCCAGGTGTGGGCGAATATCCGCTTGAAGTAGCGATTTTAAATACTATCTCTCCTATATATGTTGCCGACTATCCTGTTTGGTTTACAAGGGATAGGGACTTATTCTTTGCTAATTATCCCTTGAATGAACCAGCGCAGCAAGGAAAACCTTTTGCCGCTTATCTGGATGATGACAGAACGTTATATTTGCGTCCCGTTCCTGATGCTGAGTATAATGTAAGAGTTTTAGTAGCAAAAAAGCCAACAGCGCTTGTAAATGATACAGATAAGCCGCTTGACCCTGCATGGGGGCGGGCGGTCGCTGTTGGTGCTGCTATCCATTTTTTACTAGAAGAAGGCGACAAAGATGCCGCTAATGAACTGAGCGATTTGTTAAAATCGCTTTTAGGGCAAATTAACCGTAAGGCAACGCTTTTTTCTGTAAGTAAAGAGGCAATAAGGAGCTTTTAATATGACTTGGAATAAAAATAAACCTGCTGGTTCTGATCCTTTAAATATTAGCGATGATTTAATAAGACAAAATTGGGCAGCTTTAGAGGATGCTCTTGCAAGAGACCATAATTTTCCTGGGACAGAGGGGTCAGATGCTGGAGAACATGAGAAAGTTACCTTAAGAGAGCAAACAGAAAAACCTTCGGTTGATTCGGGGAAGTCTGTGCTTTATGCAAAAAGTGATGGAATTTATATAGAAAAATCAGATGGAACAGAAATAAAGCTTTTTGATTTTTCTATAGAAAAATTAACGAATACTGATAATGCTGATAATGCTGATAAGGTAGATGGTTTTGATGCGTCTCAAACAAGAACGCCTAATACTATTCCAGTAGCTGATGCGGATGGTTGGATAAATGATTGGATAAAACAAGGAGAAGGAAGTGGTTTAGATGCCGATACAGTAAGAGGTTCAACTGTTGAATTTCAATATAATTTTAGTGATAATGGATACATAATATTTCCTAATGGGTTTATTATTCAGTGGGGGCATGATCAAATAAATGAAAATTCTAATAAGACGATTAATTTTAATATAAGTTTCCCTAACTTATGTTGTGGTGTTTTTATAACTGCTATAAATGCTAGTGGACAAGGCGGTGGTGAGGAAGATTATTGGGGATTAACAGCTTTAGCTGATACTAATGCTTTCACAATTGTTAATCAATATGATAGTGGTCAACAGTTTTATTGGGTTGCGATAGGGTATTAAAAATGTATATACCTTTTCCAATTTATGATTTTAAAAGTGGTCTGAAACTTGATAAAGAACCATTTTTGCTTCCTGCCGATGCCTTTACGGTTTTTCAGAATGTTTATATAGATAAAGGTTGTCTTGTCAAAAGAAAAGGAATAGAAAACTTATCGTTAAATATAGATGAACCTATTTTGGGAATAAAAACTTTAAGAGACAATGCCAATAATGTTTATAATATTGTTTTTGGAAAACAAAAAATATTTTGTTTAGATTTGTTTAATTCTCGAATTACTGAAATATCATCTATGTTGAATGGGAGGGATGATAGTTATGTGATAGCAGATGAATGGAAGTTCTATCTTTTTTGTTCTAACCAAATTGATCGACCTTTTTATGTATGGAATAATGGAGCAGAATGGTTAAATGTTGATTTTGATAATGATGGACAAAATGATATAGAACGATGTTTAGCTTGCATACAATTTAAAGGACGACTTCTTTTATTCAGTCCGATGGAAAAAGGGACTTTTTATCCACAAAGGATAAGATGGTCTAAAGTTAATCTACCTTTTGATTGGACTAATGATGATTTTTTAGATATTCCTACAAGTGAAATTATTGTTTCTGCACAAAGGTTAGAAGATAAAATAATAATTTGGTGTTCTAATTCTGTATGGGAATTGTTATATACAGCAAATTATGATCTACCTTTTGTAGTGAGATGTATAGCAAGAGAAATAAAAACATATAGTCCTTTTAGTGGTGTGAAAGCAAATAATCAAATTTTTAACGTAACGGAAACAGGAATAGTAGCAACTGACAGTATTAATGTAGAAAGAATTGATTATAATATATATGATTTTAATTTATTTCAAAATTTAGAGAAAAAGCAGTTAATTTTTGGATATCATTGTAA